GGTACCGCGAAAGTGCTGGGCGGCCCCTCCGACACGATGCCCACGGACGGCACGCGCACCGACACGTTCGAAGTATTCCCGGAATTCAAAGCCCGCGCCCAGAAACGGAGGATGGGGTTTTGCAGGGAGGTAGCTGTCGCCGTATTCGGATAGTTGATTTGGTGGACGAGTACGAATTCCCCGGATGGCAGCTCCATCTGGAAGCGGATGACGCCGAAGCCCAGCCACTGGTAGGCGATGGAGTAGACATTGCCCTTCGTCACGTTGAACGTGGGGCGCACGCCGTTCCACGCCGTCTGGGGGATGAACGTCTCGGCGCCGTTATTGCGGTGGAAAATCCCGAAGGTGGCCCCGCTGCACCCGAAGAAGAAGCCGTCGGTGGTATTCCCGATGCCGACTTCCTGCCGGGAGTTGGCCGTGCACGTGGTCCACACAGCGGTGAAGCGGACCCGGACGCCCTGCCCGGGAGTGTACCGCGTGGCCGCTCGGCTCTGGAGGACGGCCGAGGCCGTGGCACCCGTACCCGTGGCGATGACGGCCATGTTGGCCGACTGGGTGATTGTACCGCCGTCCGTCGAGGCCGTGACGAGGTCCGTGTTGATGCCGTACTGAAAGGTGTACCCGGCGAGGGGGAATTCCTGCGTCACCTTCTCAGCGCCGAAGATGCCCTTACTGGAGTCGGCCCGGTTGTAGGTTCCCTGGGGGACATTCAGGTTAGGGCTCGTCTGAGCGAGTAGCAGCCCCAGCAATATTGGACCGGTAAGCATTTACAGCTCCGTGTCCGGGTCTTCCCCGAGGACGACTGCGCAGCTGGCCCCCATGGCCTCCACCTTCTGACAGGTACCCGCCAGCATAGCGGCCGGCCTCACATTCATTTCACCTGGGTTGCCGCCATCAGTGAGGGTACACGCGCCGAAGCCGGCGTCGGTATTCTTCCGGAGACAGCGGGAGATACGGGCCTCGAGCACGAGGGGCAGGGCAGCGCCCCACTTCGCGCAGACGGCCGGCCTCGAAGCGCACGCTACGAGGGTGCAGTTTTCCCAGTCCGGCTGGATGCCTTCGCGCGCGTCCTGCCGAATGGGCGGCAGCGAGACGTCACGTCCGCCGTCGGGCAGCACGAGGAGAGACACGGGGAAGGAGAGGCGCTCGTAGGTGTGCACGGTGACGCCGGCCGCGAGGGCGTCGGCTTTCAACTCGGGACTGATTCTGACTGGGCACGTGGCGACGTGCGTCGGAGACTTCCCGGCGTCGGCGAGGAATGCCGACTGCTGGGCGACGTTTCCGCCCTGCACGAGGTACACGGAAAACGAGAGGGCGCCAACGGCAACGACAGTGATGAGGGCGCGTCGCATTACCGGCACCTCGCCAGCGAACCATCCCAGCAAACCTGTTTGACGACACCGTCGAGATGATTGACTCCAACGGTGTTGTCGGCGAGTCCAGTGGCGTTTGCGTTAGGGCCGAGTCCGTCGGTTAAGGCCGTGGGGCCGCTAAAAAGCGCGCCATTGACATACACGTTTCCAAATCCTCCACCAGAAGACGCGGCCAAGCGAAGTGGAGTATTGGCGGTGACGGTGATGGAGGCCGTCGTGAAGCTCACGAAGGCCGCGCCAGTGCCGTTTTGCACGCGAAGTCCACCGCCCGCGAAAAACAAATCTGAACCGGTAAACGGCGCCTTTTCGCCCATCAGGATGCTGGGCAGGGCTGGTTCATTCGCAGTGGTCCACGGCACGATGATGGTCGCGGCTTTTGAGTACGGCGAGCCGGGGAGTGTCGAGCCGTTGAAGGCGGCCGTTTCAAGACTCCGCGTCGCCGCCGCGCTGGTGGTGGGGATGTAGCTGGTGGCGTAGGCGCCGGCCTCGACTTGGGCGCCCCACACGAAGACGTCGCCAGCGCCCGTATTGCCCGGGTTAGGGCTGATGACCCCCGAGTTGTTGATGCACCCAATGTAGAATTCGTCCGGTGCTGCGCCTCCGGTATTTGAGACGATGCACCGTGTCCACGTCGTCGAGTTATACGCGCATGTGGCGCCCTTATACGGCAACGCGTTGCTGCTGCCGGACACCAGTCCAATATTGCCGGAGGTGCCGTTGCCCTTCACATACACGCTGGAGGAGTGCGCGGCCGCCAGACTGAATATTTGATAGATGCCGCTGGTGGTTGGGTCGGTTGGGCACGCCGTAAATTGCAGCCGCTCGGCCGTCGTGGTGCCATCGGGCGCAACGGCTTGGTCGGCCGTAACCGTAACGGCTCCGGCGGTAACGAGTTTAAGCCACACCGCGTTGTCCAGTTCCGAGCTCCGCAGTGCCGAATTCGTCCGCGCCGACTCCACCAGCAGGCCCAGCGCCCCAGTGCCATCACCGCCCGGCATGACGCGCGGCTGGTTGGTGCTGCACACCACCAAGTCGCCATTGGCGATGGAGGCCGAGACGTTGCCCTTCATGCACGTCGCGCTGCTGCCCCGCGTAAACGTCAGCACCTCGCCTTTCGCGCCCGTCGGCGTGGTGCAGGCGCACGCCGTCCCCATACCCGCTCCTGAAGCCGGCGCGAATTCGAAAAACGCGTACGCTGGCCCGCCCCGCGGCGCGTTGCGCCCCCACGCCCGCATGCCCTCGCGCCACATCCTCTCCGTATGCGTCGACGTTTCGCCCGTCCCGGTAGAATAGGACTGGGCCAACACCATGAGCAGGGCTGTCAGCATCGGTCCTCCCGGTTACTTAGCCTGCCACGGCTTCGGGCGCTTCGTCGTCGCGAACTTGCACGTTCCGCCGTCCGTGACGCCGCGCACTGAGATGGTCGTCTCGTTGCTGTCCAGGTACACGGGGACGGGGTCGAGGTTATTCGTGAAGTCCACGCGGAGGTCCGAAGACGACGCCGCGGCTCCCGCCGTGCTATTCACGAAGACGTCATTGGTGCACTGCATCAGCACTGTAGACCCCTTCGCCCAGACGCACGTACCCGTGCCGCCATCGCCCGGGCCGGCGTCGGTGGATGGCACCGACACGGTAGAGACGAAGGATGTGAAACAGACGACGGGCTCCGCCGCCCACACGGCCGCCGCGAGGAGGGCCGCCACGACTACAGCGAGTTTGAGGTGGTTTTTGGGTTGCATTTTTACGGCTCCTTACCGCTTTTCAAGGCGTTGGCCCTGGGTTTCCATGTTTTCCTGCGCGTCGACTTTCTGGCGCCCGTCGGGCTGGGGGCCCTGCTGGGGATTCCCCTGCTTGGCGTGGAAGCCCTGTACCACCTGCATCTGCTGTGGATTCATGGCGGGGCCTCCGAAAAGCTGCTGAAAACCGGTGCGCTGGGCAGCGGTGAGTTGCCCCTTATTCATACGCTCCATCATCTTCCTTTGCAAGTCCGAGTACATGGCGGGATACACGGTTTGCAGGACTTTGATGGCGTCTCGGGGTACGACACCCGTGCCCGCCTGAGCCACTACCTTGGCGGGGTTCTGGACGGCGTCCAGCATCCGGTACCACCGCGCCAGTTCCGCCGGGGAGGGCTCCCACGGGCGCTTCAGGGCCAGGGGCAGACCAGCGCCGGGGTCCTTCGGGGCGGCATCAGCCAACATCTGCAGGGCCGTCACGGCCGTAGATACTGCCTGCCCGGAGATGGCTGGAGTGCCGCCCATCATCTTCGAGGGCAGCGACTCGTACAGCGCCGTCGGGTTGGAAAGGATAGAATGGACATTTTGCAGCTTCATCTGGAAGTCCTTGAAGCTGCCCCGCGGGGCCTTATTGGCCGCGCCACCGTTGAAGAAACTGTCGATGTGGACGTCGTTCATGCGCCCCTTCGAGTCGCTGAAGGACGCGATGGAATTGACGACACCCGCCTGTTCGTCCCCCTCGCCGGGGGCTTCGGGCTGCAGGCCCATGGCGCGCATGTACTCCGGGGCGTCGGTCGTCTGCATGATGCGGGCGTGTTCCGCCACGAGGGCCTCGTTGCCCTTCGCAGCCGCCCGATTCAGCAGCACCCGGAAGCTGTCGCCGCCCATTACCTGAGACAGGCCTTCCATGCGCTGGGCGATGCCCTTGGCGGCTCTATCCAGCAGACTTCCCCGGGCCCCACCGCGCAGCGCGTCCGACACCATGAAACCCCACCGCGGATTGAGGTACTGCTTCCCGAGGAGTTCCGCGATGCCGAGGCCGGGGTGGGCACTGAGGAGGGCCCCGGCGAGGAAGCCGGCGTTGGCCCCATTCTTCTTCATGGAGTTGGCCACGGTGGTGGAGATGGCGTCCGTCACTTCGCTGGCCAGTTTGTACTGTTCCGCGGACACGGCCAGCTGCTCGGCCACCGCGCCCTCGGGGGCCACCTTTCGGGCCGCGGCGAGGATGTCCTCGAAGTGCGACTTCCCACCGGCGCCGGTAATCTCCCGTTCCATACGCGCCAACTCGGACCACGTCGGAGCAGACGCGCCTTCCAGAGATGCGGCTTCCTCAACCAGCGCCCGGTGCTTCGCCGACATCGTGGGCGGCTCGAAGGGCTTGAAGTCCTCGAGAACGGGCAGGGGCTTCGTCTTGGGCGCTACGAATTCGGGAATCTCCTTCTTGACGGCCGCGATGGGGTCAGGGGGCTTGAACTCGGGGGCCGTCTCGAAGACATGGTCCGGATTCTTCTTCCACTTCGCGAGGACCTTCTCATGGTCGGCCTTGGCCTTGGCCAGTACCTTCTCATAGGCCGCCTTGGCCTTGGCCTCAGCTGCCGCGTTCCCTTCAGTGATTTTCGCGACGAGCTTGTCGTGGGCCTCAAGCGCCGCCGTCTCGATGGCGTCGTTCTGAACCTGGGTGCCGTGGAGGTTTGCGGCATGCTCGACGGTGGCCTTCGTGACGGCCTCATCGTAGGCGGCCTTGGCCTTGTAGAGGTTGGCCGAATGCGCGGCGTCGAGGCCGCCGAGGGCCTCTTGAACATCGGGAAAGCGGGCGGCGTTGTCCGTCTGAGCCGCCATAGCCTCCACCTTGCCGATGAGGCTGGGGTCTTCCACTCGGCGAGCCTCGGAGGCCATGCGCCGGAGTAGTTCTTTCGTCACGTCCTCGGAAGGCGGGGCGATGTTGTCCAGCACGGGCATCACTGCGCCGGCACCCTTCTTGGTGGCCTCTCGAACCGCGATGGCGTGCGCTTCCATGGCCGTATCGGACACTGAGGCCTTGCCGGACGTGATGCCGTGTTGGCGCATGAACTCGATGTGCGCGTCCGTAAGAGGGACGTCGAACATCTGCTTCTCGCTCCAGTTCGCGGCAGTCGTAGCGGCCTTATTCAAATCCGTGGTGCCCACCTTCCGGGCGCCCTTCTCGACCAGTCCCGCGACGCCGTGGGCCGCCACCCCGAGGACTCCGCCCGCGACTCCGTTCCCCACGAGGGACGTCACCACATGCTCCGTAGTGATGGGTATGTCGAGGGTAGACTCGGACACCAGCTGCCCGACGCCCATACCAACGCCCTCGAGGGCCCCCTTCGTCGCCACGGCCTTCGCGCCCGCGAGGCCCGCTTTCGCGGTTACCTTCGCCGCGCCTTTGGTAAGCGCACCGGCCACACCCACTTCGGGAGCCAACACGGCAGCGCCGAAACCCAGCACCTTGCCGGCTGTGGCTGCCCCGGTTTCATCGCGCGCCCGGAGACGCATAGCCATCTCTTCCGGGTCCACGCCATCATCCCGGTTGAACATGCGCGTCAACTGCCCGCCCTGATTCAGCCGATTGATGATAGGTTCCGCGAAGCCGAAGCTGGCCTCGCGCATGGCCCCTTCCGCGAAGGACAATAGCGGGTGCTTGTCGGCCTCCTCGGTAGCGATTTCCTCTTTCGTCTGGGTACGCCCAGTGAAGCCGCGGTTCGCCAAGTCCTGAAGGTTAGCGCCTTCGGCCGGCAGGACGACGGGCTTCCCCGACGGGTCTATGAGGTAGAGGTTCGCCATGGACTACTCGCTTTCTGTAGCGGGAGCAGCGGGGCCTTCATCACCAAACTTCTTCCAGTCAATCTTCGCCGCGATTTCAGGCGGGATGTCGGCGGCGGAGCCGCCCTTCGACAGGATGTCCTGGATAACCTTCGAGTCCGTATCGAGGTCCTGAACGAGGTTGTCGATGAGCAACTTGGACTGCTGCGTCTTCAGCAACCCGAGGCCCGTCTTGCTCTTGATGTCCTTCAGCATGTTCGCGATAGGCGCGTACCATCCCGCCGACTGGTAGGCCTTCGTGAGCTCGGCGGTGAGGGCCGCCTCTTGGTCTGGGTCCATGACGCCGACAGCCTGCATGCCGCGGCCGACGTCCGTCTTACGGAATTCATCGAGGGCCCGAGTCTTACCCGCGGTGCGGGCATTGACCATTGTCTGCACCCGCTTCGCGATTTCCAAACCCGACTGGAACTTGCCGAGGATGCGCAGGGTAGCCGCTTGGCCTTTCGTGGTGCCGTTCTGTGCTTTGGCCGCTATCTGCGCTTTTACCCGGGCATCGGCGCGGTCCGCGTTGTACTTGGCCGTGACGAACTGCATCCGCAAGTGCGCGTTGTTCGTCTCATTGGCGTTGAGGGCCGCGACTTCGGCATTCTTATTCGCGAGACCCTGGTCCATGTAGGCTATTTGCTTTTCACGGGCGGCATTGATGACACCCTGTGCCTGCATCTGAACACCGGCATTGGCCACGCTACGCGACAGGTTGGACACCATCGTTTCGATGCCCTTCCACGCCGCGGCCTTCTGAAGTTCGATGGTGCCGGCGCGGTATTCGCCCGTGTCTAGAGCGTCCTTCGCGCTGAACTTGAAGCCCTCTGCCTTGGCCTGCAGCCCCGCTACCGCTGCCGAGCGGTCCGCTTGCTGCAGCTTGACATCTCGGTCCACCAGCCCGTCGAGGTGCTGCAGCCACTCCATGCCCTTCCCGCCGAAGCCGAAGAGCGCGCCGGCGATGACGGCAGACACCTTCTGCCCGGTGCTTCGGGAGTTCCAGAACCTATCGGGGTCCGTAGCCTGTGAGGCCCGGCGGGCAGCGTCATCCAGCGCCTGTCGGTAATCGGACATGAACTCTTCATGGGCCTTCACCGCGCGGTCGCGCATGCCCACTTGCAGCTTGGTCATCTCCTGCTGCTTCAGCGTTTCAGCCAGCGCCGCGTCGCGAACCCGGTCCGTCTCCTCCTGAATCTTCTTCTGGAGTCCCTCAGTTTTGGCGACCGCCTCGTCCGAGAACTCTGCCTGCAGGGCGTCCTGCTCGGCCGTGCGCTGCTGGAACGGAGTGTGCTTCGCCTGAGGTATACCGGGCAGCGGGACTTCCGGAATGCCGGCGCCTGCCGCGGCCCCCGGGGGAGCGACGACGGGGCGGGCTTGCCGGGCCGGCAGCTGGGTGGTTGCGGGATTGATTTTCTGGGTGCCAGTGGCGCCCATGGCCTTGGCGGCGTCATATCCGGCCGCGATGGCCGGATTCGTGACAAGGCCCGTGCCGACGTCGCCGACAGCATTCCCGACGAGCTGGCCCACAGTGCCCACGTCCTCGGCGACGGGCACCGTAGGGGTGCCCTCGACGGGCGGGCTGGACATGCCCACACCGGCGTCGGAGGCTTCGGTGGGGGCTGGGACGCCGGAGGCGTCGGTGGGTAGCGCCCCCGCCGTCATGCTACCTACCATGTTCCCCACAGGTAGACCCTTGAAACTGCCGCCGCCGCGCACCTCGGAGTCCGTCTCCTCCGCATCTTCCTGGGGGTTGATGCCGCGTTTCTTCACTACGTTGGCGGGGGCCTCAGTGGGAATTTCCTTGGCCAGCGGCATCTCGGCGATGCGCGCTTTCTCGGAGTCGACCTCGGCCTGGAGGCTGTTTTCCGCGTCAGTCCACGCCTTCACCTTTTCATCTTTGGGCAGGGCATCAAACCGCTTCCGGGACTCGGAGCCGGGAGGATAGAATTTGTCGATGGTTTTTCGGGCCCCGGGGCCTATGACGAACTCACCTTCGGGCTTCGGCAGTTTCGACAACTCGGCGGCGCGCTCGGATGCGCGGACGGCTTCCAGCTTCTCGCGGGCCTCGCCCTTGGGGAACACGGCATCGAGCCGGTCCGGCCGCGCGGGGATGTCCTCGTTTCGGAGTGACTCTTTGATGGCCCTCGAGGCCCCCGTAACCTTCGGGTCCTCGGGTGCATTGAGTGGCGGCTTCTCGGCGTCGAAGTCCGGAGGGCCACCGCGCATAGCCTTTTGTTCGTCCTCGATTTTTACCAGCTGGGCCCACTTCTCGTCCGACATCCGGTGCTCGCCCCGCCCGCGGTAGATTTGCCTACCGTTGATGGTGACGAAGTCCATGCTGTCGTCTCGAGGCTCGGCGGCGGCGACGGCGTCTGAAAGGTTGGCCATGGTAACTCCTTACTTCAAGACGCCGCCGATTGCACCGCCGGCGGGCCCGCCGAAGAGGCTCAGCACCGTACCGAGGCCGTTGGCCGCGGCCTTGCCAGCGCCCATCATCTCGCGAATCTTGTTTCCGTAGATGGCGTTAATCATCGCGTTTCGCTGGGAGTCGTACTGCGCGCCCGACACGTCCAGCGTATTGCCCATGTTATGGGCCGCGGCGTTGACGTTGTTGTTCAACCCGGTAGCCTGCAGGCCGAAGCCTTGGTTGGCCCCGAATTGCCCGAGGTCCTGCCCGCGGAGCCCGCCGGCCGACTGCCCGGCCGCGCCGAGGAGACCCATCTGCTCATTGAGTTGGCCCTGCCCGCGCTGGGCGGCCAGCTGGCCCATGGCCTGCATGATGGCCGGGTTGTCCACGGACGTACCCCGGGCATTTCGGGCGGCCGCGTTGAACATCTGGTTTTGCTGGAGGTTGTTCTGGAGGCCCGACACTTCCCCACCGCCGCGGGCCATAGCCATCAAGGCCTGCAGGGCCTGCACCTGTTCCGGGCGAGCCTGCCCGGCCATGGCGTTGTCGTAGGGATTCTGGAAGTTGCCGCGGGCCGCCAGTTCCGCGATGCGAGCGCGCATGGCGGGCGTATCCGCGTGGGGGACGTTCCCCAACACGCGGTCGGTATCTTGGGTCGCGAATTCCCGCATGCCGTTTTCCGACACACGGTGGGGGTTGAAACCGAGTTCGGCACCGATGTCGGTGACCGCATTTCCAAGCCAGCCAAGAGGGTCGAATCCCATGGTATCTCCTTAGGCGATGCCGGACGTGCCGGCTGGGGTGTTGAAATCGCCCATAGGGCTGGCCCCGCCGCCCGCGGGTGCATTCGTGCCGAAGGCCTTCATGGCCGCCCCCGCCCCGCCCGCCAGCGCCTGAGCCAGCTGCTGCATGAACGCGGTATTCATCTGGCTCATGTCGTTCTCGAGCCCGAGGTTATTCTGAGCGGTATTCATGCCGATGCCCTGCATTGAGTTCGCCCGTCCGATGTCGCTGCCGAGGATGGATTGCAGGAAATTATTCCCGAGGCCCTGCGCTCCAGTGAGGCCCGTGGCCAGAGTGTTGGCGTACCCCATGTCTCCCGCGCGCATCTGGGCGTAGGCCTGCTGGAGGGCCAGCGTGGCCGCTTGCTGCTGCTGGGCCATGAGCGCCGCGGCGTTGCCGCCCTGCTGCATCGTCAGCTGGCTCTGGGCATTGTTGATGGCCTGGTTATTGGCGCCCACGCCGCCGAAGCCGCGGTGGAGGGACGCGAGGGACTGGGTGTTCCCGCGGGCCGTGTCGTAGCCCTGACGGAGGCCCTGCTGGGCCGCGGAGTTCCTATCGCCCATGGCCAGCTGGTGGAGCTGCTGGATGAGAGCGTTTTGAAAGGAACGGTCGACGTCGTCGTTCCCGGGGATGGGGTGCACGCCGGCGTCTTGCGGGGGCGGCTGAAAGGGGTGCCATGGGACCCGAGGGTCAGAGGGCTGATTCTCGGCCGGAGGTGGACGTCCGATGCCGCCGCCCACCTGTCCCGTCGGATTCCCATAGGCCCCGCTTCCCGGTGCGAGACCGCCGACGCCGGACTGCCCGGTGTCGTTCTCGTACTGGTCGCCGTAGCCTCCGATGAGGCCGCCTTCATTGATGTTCGCCATCTTAGAACCTCTGGGAAGTCGGGAGTTTGGCCACGCCGCCCTTCACTCCAACAAGTAAATTCAGCGACGTCAAGCGCGTGGGCGCATTGTTCGAGTACATCGAAATGCTGAGCTTCAACGACTGGCACTTCTGCACTTCGAAGAGGTGCTCGAACTGGAGCCGGCCATTGGCGTCGGCCGTGGCCGAGAAATCCGTGGCGGTACCGGCGGCCCCATCGAAGTACGGCGTGAGGGTGCCGTTGATAACCCCATTGGCCACAGTAGTACCCACCACCTGTAGGCGGTAAACGCGCTGGAAACCCTGGATGCCGGCGAAAGACATCTCTCCGGTAGTGATGCGCTGGAGGATTTCCCAGTCGGCGTCATGGTCGAAATCATTCCCCGCGTGGGCGCCGGCATATGCCGAGTCGTACCGCACCAAATACTCGGACCCGAGTGGCCCGGTGGCCTGCGTCGATGCGAAAACCGGACCGAGGTCCTTGGTAACCGCCATATCAGTCAGGTTGCCGACAAGGGGCGAAGGAACTCCGAGTCGGCTCCACTGGCGCCACGTCCAGTTCCAGACATGCACGGGAGACCATACATCGAAACTAGCGCCTGCTTCCGTGTAGCCGCCCGTCAGGTCCGCGAACCAGACCTCATGCACGTCCTTGCGAACCCCGGCGACGATGGTGCCGTCGGCGGGGACGAGGCTGTCGATTTCGCTACCGAGTTCGCGCCCCTCCTGCGTAGTCGCCAGCTGGCCATCATTCTGCACGAGCCGGAGGCCGCCATTCGCGTGGTACCAGATGCCTTCCCGAGTATGGACGACGGAGTTGGGGCTCTGCCACCGGGCGCCCTCGTGCGTGGCGAGGATGATTTCGGAGAAGTTGTCCTGGTCGCCAGATGGCGTGGGGCCGGTACCGTAGATGACGCCCAGCTGATTTTCGCAGAAAACGGCGAGGCGGCTCTCCATCTCCGCGGTGGCCACGACGCGGCCGAAACCTTGGGGAGAACGGCGACCGAAATCGATGGAGTGCTCCGGGGCGATGCCGCGGTCCAGTACCTGAGAGAACACGAGGTCATGCCCATCGCTACAGCCTGAGTACCACAGCCGCCCGCCGAACTCCTCGATGTGCCTACACGCTGGAGGCGGGTCGTTCGGTTTGATGCCGCCGGAGGTGGGGAGCGCCGTGGAGCCTGTGATGGTGGAATCCGCAGCCGTGACGGTCATCGTAGCCGTCGCCGTAGTGGCCACCGACAAGTCGTTGAGGACATCCTGCTCGTACAGCAGTTTTTCGCCCAAGGGGCCACCGGCCACGCCGGAGCGGTACAGCCGAATGCGGGCGCGCCGCATGCGCGTGAGGCCCAGTAGGCCCACCGTTACAGTGATGCAGTGTGAGGCCGCCAGCGTAATTGTCTGAATGTTGCTTGGGGCACTCTCGTGCCAGTTACCTTGGGAATCTTCCCACTGGTATGTACAGGCGATGCTGTAGACGCCGGCGCTGAGGCTCCCGGCGCCGCCGTCGGCCAGTGAGACCCACGGGCGGAAGTTGAACCCCGCTTCGACCATGTCTCGCCCGTCGAACCATTGGGGACATCCGCCGGCCAGCATCAGACATCCCTGAGTCTCGATGGACCCCAGCTGGCCGCGGGATAGCGCGGGGGGCGAAAGGACGGCCCGCGCTACGTACCAAGGACTGACGTTGGTGGACCCGTCGGTGTCCGACTTCCCGGTCCATCGGGTAAATGGGAATGAAAGCCGCCCGTCGTACAGTACCGAGACGTGCAGCGGCGGGAGGCCGAAGGCCCAAAAGGACCCGCCGCAGTTTCCGTACTCGGGCCGACTGACGACCACCGGCGGGGTGTTGTCATACGTAGTATCTGGCGAGGTGCCCCGAGTCACGTCCACGACATAGATGGACGGAGATACGAGGTCATAGCGCCGCAGCGAGAGAAGTACCCGAGCCGCGCTCGAATCGTACAGGATGTCGCCGAAGATGGGAGCGCCGATGATGGTACCGCGTTTCGCCGCGACGCCAGTCGACTTGGGCATGTTCCAGGTAAAGACGACGGTGTCATTCGGCGACGCCACCAGATAATTTTTGGTGCGCACCTCCACGGCCCCGGCCACATCCATCGTATTCTTCGGGTCGCACGCCGTTACGCTGATGACGGAGCCGGCGGCCCACGTGGCGGCGTAGTTGAACAGCACCCCATCGGCCCCGGCAACCCCGGCGGCCGTGACGGACACCATCCACAGCTTCGTGTCGTACACCGTGAAGAATGCGAAGTGCCGAACCGTCGTCCCGTCGTAGGTACTGAGGGCTTTAATGTTGAGTGCTGTAGACCCGGCCGTGATGGCCGTAGTGCTGGTGGATGCTACCGTGAACCCGTCCAGATTCAGACGCAGGTGAGTGGTGTTGAAGGCCGCGGTCTCGCATGCAACATAGATTTTCCCGGCGGCGGTGTGGAAACTGGCGTCGAACAGCCCGACGATGGTCGTGATGACGTGCTCAGTGGCCAGATGGAACAACGCGGTCGCTGAAGTGCGCACACACAGCGATGTGACCCCGCCTACTGTCTTCCGGTAGTAGAGGAAAAACAAATTGGTGCTGCCGTCGACGCGGAGCAGCTTGGGCGTGGTGTATGTGGTGGCCGCGGGCGGGTCCAATCGGAAGGTTTCCTCGACGGCTCCGGTCTGGTCGTCCAGTAGCACACCCGCGATGGCGCCAGTGGCACTGAAGGCCACGGTGTTAATCCAAGCGTACACCGACGTCTTGGCGGTAACCGACGACGCCGAGGTTACATAGGCCGGCTGCCCGGCACCCAACGCGCCTACCGTCTGCACGTCCTGCATGTACCTGATGAAGTTGTAATCCTCGGTAGCCCCGATGGATGCCCCGTAGTCTGGGCCACCAAGGCTAGGGCTCATGGACGTCGGCGCTCCCGTCTGGGCATCACGGACCGAGAAATACCCAGCCCCGCCGGCATTCACCGTATCTTCGGTGCACACGGCGCCGCGATACTCAGAGAGCCTATCGTATTGTGGCCCGTCCTCGGAGGCCATCTCGATAAACGGCTTGCGCGTCTTCAGCGTATTCGCCCCATCGAAGAGGACGTTGTCGGCCTGGAGCAACTTCGTGGTCAACATCGGGTCCGTCTTGGTATCGACGCCCTGAGTGAAGTTGATTTTAACCGGCGTTTTCTTGAGGGACATTAGAATACCCACAGGTCGACGGTGCATGCCGCCGAGGCCGTTAGATTGAACTGCGTCGCGCTCCTCGAGTCTTCCCGCACCGTCGCCAGCGTGTCATTCGTAATGACAATCCACCCTAGCGGACTACGCCCGAGGCCGTGGTTTACCGCCGTGGACGTCGCGGCGATAGCCACATCCTTCATGATGCGCCCGTCCAGCAAGGGGCACCGAAGCAGCGCCGTCATGGGGGCCAGCAACTGGTTCTGCACCCGCTGGAGGTTTCTATCCGGGGTGTCGATGATTTGATATGGAGGCAGCATCTACCACCTCCAGTCGAGGCTGATGTCGTCCAAGTCGACGGCCGACTTCGGGAAGCTCTGGTCCCTGTCGTCCTTGATGCGCTGGAGTTCAGCCTCCATCTTCATCTGCTCCTGCCGAAGCGCGGTGACGTCGGATTCTTCCTTCATGAGCGCCTGGATGGCCGTCTCGATGACGATGAGTCGCTCCCAGCCGTTGGGGAAATTCACCGTGGAGGAGTCGCCCGTGAGGAGGGTGAACGTGGGCGCGTAAAACAGCGTCATCGTGAAACTTTGAGTCTTAGGCAGCACACGAATGTTGCTGCCCGTCACGCGGTACCGTGGGTAGCCGAACCAGATGGGGATAGGATTCTGCAGCGCGTTCCGTTGTGCCCGCGTGAAGGGCCGCATCGTGCGATTCTGGCCATTGATGTTTCCGTCAACTGCGTACAGTTTGAAGAAGTCGGAGGGGAGGGCGTAGTCGGAGGTACCCGAAACGACGCTGACGGTGGAGGTGCTTTCAACGTACTCCTCCCCCATCGCGTCAACTAGTTTTTCGTGGAGTCGCTGACCGCTTTCGTTTATCCAGAGGTTGAAATTCGCGTCGGTGATGAAAGTCGAAGAAGTCATGTCCGCACGCTCGCGCGCACGAGCCCTGAGTACGGCGAGCGTGACGGTGGCCATGGCTTAGAACCCCGAAGGCTTCTGGGAGGTGTTCGACAGAGTGATTTCCACGTAGAGTTTCACGTCGGTGGGCAGGTCGCCAAGCGCGGGCGCGGCTGCGGAAGCCGACGTGAACGTTTTGATGGTGATGGTCTTGGTCGAAGCCACAGTCTCAGCTGTAGGCACCACGAGCCAATTGCGCGTGGTGGCATTACCGTCAAGTACGAATGCTGAGAAGTTGAGCAGCCCGGCCCATTGGTCGGACAGCGTAATGGTATACGCCCCCGAACCGGTGCGGGAAATGGTTGCCCCATTGCTCTTGATGCTGGTAGGTGCAGAAGTCGCGGCACCCGTGCAATGCAGGAACACCTTCGCGACGTCGCGCTCCAGTGTGTACGCCTGATGAGACATGTTTCTAGATGCCATGGTAGTTCTCCTTGGTTCGGAAGCGGGTCCCCTTGCGAGGACCCGCGACCGGTTGGGTTAGCTAGGCAGAACGAGGCGCATGTTCTTGCCGGGGGCGTAGCACACCATGTTGCCGTAGAAGGCGATGCGGCCTTCGAAGCGGTCGGCCGAGGACTCTCGGCTCAGGGTGGCTCCGTCCATGTCCAGCATGTTGAACAGTTCCCCGAGGTGCTTGATTTCCCAGGTATTCAGGGTGAGCAGGCGACCCACAGCCGCGGGAGCGTTCTGGTCGGCCATGACGCGCACATCGCCCTTGGGGCCATTGATGCGAATCGACGTGAAGCCGATATCGCCCACCTGGGTGAACTCGGTCTCAACCTTACTGCCGAGGGCGAGGTGGATGTTCTTCACGTCGGTGAAAGACGAGAAGAAGTGGCCGGGGGCCGCGCCTTCACGAGCTGCCAAAGCCAGCGCGGTGATGAGGCCTTCCTCAGGGTTGAGGCTGGAGATGTCCAGCCGCAGGCCACCGAGGCGCGTCTTGTCGACGCTGCGGTCGACGCCGAAGAAGGACTCCAAGGCCGCGGGAGCGGTGACGGGGTTCCAACCCTCGAGCCCGACAATCTTGTTCTTCTCGGCGGTAGCCGTGATGCCGCGGTCCTTCGAGATGAACAGGAAGTCGCCGGCGGCGAGGCCAGTGATGACGGCGGTGGCAACAGTGAAGCTGCCGGCCGCGCGGTCGATGGAGTCGATGGTCATCGTCTTGACGGTGCTGTCGCGGAGGTCCGTCGAGGACGAGGTGGGGGCCGCCTGCAGAATCATGCCGTTTTCGAAGTTGGTGATTGCCTCGCCAACGACGACGGTGACGCTGGTGGTCGAAACCACCTGGCCCAGCGAGCCGTACCCATCGCCGTACAGCATCTTCGCGGTGTCGCGACCGATGTTGTTCAGCGCCGAGTCCACTTCCGTAGTGAGCACCCGCATGAGGCTGCCCTTGTCGTCGCGGCCCGCCAGAATCGCCTCAGTCTCGAGGGTGTAAATCTGGTAGTTCTTGACGCGTCCGACGATGAACTGAACGCCCTTCGAGGCTCCGAGGACGCCGCGGGAACCGTCAGTAGTAGTGCCCTGCGCCGACGCGAAGTCAGAGTTTCGCGCGAGCTGGTCGCGATACCGGACGGCGTGGATGTGCGACTCGCCCGTAAAGCCAGTGGCCTTGGGGATGAGTGCGAGCAGAGGGTTGTCCTTGTAAACCGCGTTCTCCACCTCTCGGGGGGAATAAACGCGCTTCAGAAGGTATGCGATGGTACCGGGAGATGCGAGTGTTCCTGCTGTAGCTGCCATTGTTGGTTACCTCGGTTATTCGCCTTGGGAAGCCCAAGGCGAGTTTGGGTCCGCGAGAATCTGTTTGAAGAGTTCGTCGCGAGACTTGGGGGTTGGAACTCCACGCGCGGGTGCGGTGGCGGAAGAGTTGGTGAGTGTCCTTGCGGACGTCGTTCCGGTAGTTCCTTGTCCGGCCGAGGCATTCCTGGCGCCTTCTGCCCCGACTGTAGGCTCGGGGTTTGCAGGTGTCAACACCTTCTTCCATCTTTCCGCCTCTTTGGCCAGTTCCTTCTCGACGGCCGCGGCGGCGATGTCGATGCTGTCCTCGAAGCTGTCACCCGGCAATTCTCCTGCCTGCCGCCAATACGACTCAATGTAGGCGAGCACCTTCTCCTCGGCCTCCAAAGCCTCGACATGCTTGAACTTTCCCTTCACGGCCTCCTTGGCCTTGCCCAACGCTTCGGTGCGCAGCTTGTTGGTGGTTTCCTGCTGACGTTCGGCTTTCAGCGCGGCCACCTCGGCCTTGAGCGCCGCCAGGTCCGGATTCTCGTTGGGGGCCTCGGGCTTCTTTTCGGGCGGGAGGCCGGCGGCCTTCTCGGCCACGTCCTCGTACTTGAAGCCCAGCGCCTTGAGCGCCGCCATCGGGTCCTTCGCGGCCTTCGCCTGCGCGAGGGCCTTCAGCTCGTCCACCTGCAGGCCCTTGGACGCCTCCATGAAGGGCCGAAGCGCGGCCTTCTCTCGGAGCAGCTTCTCGAAGGACTTGTCCTCCGCCTTCGGCTTCGCTTCGGGGGCGGCCTCCTTGGGGGCCTCCGCCTTCTCAGGCGCCGCGGGGGCTTTCTCGGTTTGGGTGGGCTCCAGTGCGACGGCCTCTTTGATTGCTGCCGAAATGCGTTCGCTGCGTGACATTGCTGGCGCGGCAGGCGCCGGGGTTGCTTCCTCTGCCATGGGGTACTACTCCTTTCTTGTTACTGTGCGACGATGGGCGCCGAAACCGGCGCCACTGGGGGACTCGCGTTGACGGTGAGGTTGCCGACGTTGCTGCCGATGCTGGGCATGTTCCCGCCCGGGCCCGCCGGCATGGGCGCTGCGCCGGGGGGCGGCATCGGCATGGGGGGAGGGGCCTGCATCTTGGCCACTGCGCCGGAGACGTCCTCGATGAGTTGCCTCAGCATATCGAGGCGCTCTTCATCGGCCCCGTTGTGTCGGGCGAAGAGGTACGCGGCGGTGGCCCGGCTGCCCAGCAGCTCGAGATTCTGGAAGGGGTCCAACGGCAACAGCTTCGGCTCGGGCTCGTCGAGGATGGCCGAGATGGTTGCGTCTGCGTCGTCTATGGCCGCGTTGCCGAGGTTGGTTTCGGCCTCCAAGTCCGGGTAATCGAGCAGCCGCTGGGCCACCGGCTTGTCGATGAAGCCGTCCTTCATCATCTCCGTCACCTTCTGGTACCGGGCCGCGGGCGTCTGGGGGAGCGACGACACCGGGAACATCTGCATCAGGTACGATTCTTCGGCGAGGTCGATGTCCTTCCAGTTGATTGTCTGGATGACGCGCTTACTGGGCAGCTTCACCTCGTAGCCCTTGAAACCCGTCTTGCGAATCATCTCGAGACAGAGGGACATGCAGTCGAGGAAGAATTGCTCCCATGCTTGGTGCACGAGGCTGAAGCGCTCGGACTCGATGTCGCTGAATTCGCGGAGGGCCACGGCGGCATCGAGGCCCGAGGGCTTCTTCGATGCGGCGCTGAGTTCTGAGACGCCCACCTCCTGGAAGGCGCGCTGATAGAGCCTATCTATCTGCATGAACTCTTCGCCGCTGACGGCGTTCTGCGCGTCCACGACGGGGGGCTGCCCGATGTACTCGACGATGTCGGCGACGCCATTGGTGAGGGCATTCGGGTTGATGCTGCTGCCCTTCTGGATGAAGATGCGCCCGCGGCCCTTGCGCCGGAGCTGCTCTGAGACGGACTGCATCAGCCGGTTCAGCTCGATTTGAATGCCAGTAAGAGTCTCCGCGACTCCTTTCCCCCAGAAGCCCACGGTACGCTTCTTGAATCGGATGGCCACGAAGGGGAAGCAGTCGAGCTTCCACTCCTCGCAAAAAAGTTCGCACCCGTCGATGGCGATGATGTGCTTCCCGTCGCCGGCGCCCTTCTTACTGGGCAAGTGCCATGCCTCCCACACCTCGACGATGGGAGTCCGCGCGTCAGGGTTTGAGAAACGCTGCTGGCGCGGGGGCGCCGAATTCATGATTTCGAAAGCCTTCTCGGGGAACAGTGATGTGAGAATCTCCCGCTGAATCCACTTCCTCCGCGTCATCATCCGCGGCTCGCCGTAGAAGCCGTCGGCCTCATCGATGAACATCTCGTCGGGCAGTACCCGTTCACAATTCAGGCGGCCGGTGGCGTCGTCCTGATAGAAGTGCATGAAGCCGGTGCCATACGTCATGGCGTCGTAGAAGACGTCCTTCGACTTCTCATAAATCCGCAAGTCATAGAAGAGGCCGATGCCGAACTTGTTCAGCCGCTTGCCCTTCTGAATCGAGCCCCAGTCTCCACCGTTGGTGACGAATTCGGGCCGCGGCTTATTCTTCGCGATTTTCGCGGCGAGGGTGTCTTCCGCCGCGGCGACGACGTTCAGCCGCACAAGGCCTCGGCCTACAAGGGCCTGTCGGACAATCGAGGTGGCGTAGTCCCCGCCCGTCAAGTTGTCCAACTCGACATTCTCGTACATGCGAGCGAAACGGAGGTTGGCTTGGTGCCGCTCCTGGTTCGTCTGCTCGAGGCCGTGGCACATGCTGATGAAGCGCTTCGCGCGGAGGTCTGGGTCCTCGACGCCCCACCAGTAGCTCTCATTCGGCGAGGTAGTGTAGAGCCGTTGACGGGCTTCCGTCTCGCTCTTATAGGTGGTTGCGTTTCTGTAGTCAGCCATGGTTATCCTTAACTGAGGTCACTTTCCACGAAGCCGTAGAGTGCCTCTTGCTGGTCGCGAGTCAGGCCATCTTTCCCGCGCTTTACTTCCGCCGGTGGCGGCTCTGGTACGAATTCGGGCAAGGCGGCCTCGGCCGGGTCGTCCAGTGTGATTGAAAGCGTCAAATCGCCTAGAGCATATTGCGCCACGCCTAATTTGCGCAAGTGCTTGACCAACAAAGCCAACTGGGCGAGGGCCTCAGAAGTCGTCGCTTCCGAAAGCGTCTGCGTATTCGGTTTCGGGCTCATGCCATTCTCGCTCATTTTGCTTACCTTTCGTGATGACTTGCTGCAGCATTGCATCTTCTACTTCCCGGTTGAAGCGCTCAGTTCCGGGCCGGGCTCTTTCTACAGGGGCAGTGTAGAGGAAGTTGTACACTGCACGCCAGGAATATAATGCGCTGTCGAGTGCGTGATTGTCGAACCTTGGGTCTTCGCCCGGCGGCTTCCCTGATTGTGGGTCCCAATCAGGGTCTTTGGGTAGCGTGGCCATCTCGCGGGCGAGGGGACTGCCGAGCCGGACCTTGATTTTTCCACTGCGAAGGTCGTCATTGAACAGTTGAACATGTTCCCACTTCTCCGTCTTCTTGGCGGCCTCGAAGACGTGATGGTGGCGTAACATTACCTCCTCGACCATCATGCGCCCGCCGCCTCCCGTGTCGGCCACCTTCTTCACGAAGTTGAAACCGCGCTGCTCGAGAGCCGTTATTTGGTCCATGACGTCTGAAACTCCGCGCTTCAACTCCGTGCCCGGGCATTTCCAAGAAAAAGCTTCGTACATGTCCGGGTAGCTTGGGTGCCAGCCCCACACCACCAAGGCCATGCTGTCGAGGCTTCCCAAGTCCCAGCCGAGACTGTGCTGCCACCCCGGGCCCCACGGCACCACCTCGCCCTCGCGGTACGTATTCCGGGCCTCATCGAAGGCGTAGTACAGGACGCTGTAGTCGTTGACCCACTTGCCCAGCCACTCGCGAACGAAGGTGGGGTTGTTGTCATCCCATCGGCGCTTCACTTTCAGCGATGCGAGTTCATCTTTCGCATGCGGGATGAAGGGGTTGTCGAGTACGCTCCACCTATGGCAACTCCACCCCGCTCCCGTTCCCTCCTCATCGCCCGGAGACGTCCAGCGCCTGTCGGCGTCGTTCCGTCCAGACGCCTCGTACCAGTATCCGACGCAGAGTGGGCCTGGCGTGCCTTCGAGGCAGAAAGTGCCGCGGAGGTCGAAGAGGCACGGCTCCGCGACTTCTTCGACCAACGTCTTGAGGTAGGGCCCGAAAAGCTGCGACTCCAGCACCACCTCCATGATGGTCTTGTCGCCACGCTTCTTCTGGGCTTCCTTGTCCTTGTCGGCCCCGAGAAGTCGAATCTCGCTGCCGTTTCGGAAGCGGATGGTTAACTCCGTCTCGTGCATCCCCTCCTCTTCAGGGCCCATACCGTGGCGCTGGAAGAGGTAGCGAAATTCCTCCCATAGGAGCTGCTTCGCGCGGAGACGGTTGATGGCCCAGATGCGGATGAGGCACCGCGGGGTGCGCAGGGCCGTCTGGGTGCAGTACCGCGCCCACATAGACGTCTTGCCGGCGCGGCGGGTGCACAGGGCTACCTTGTTCCGGCTGGTGTCATCTACGAAATCGAGTTGCTGCTGAAAGAGTTCCTTGCGGATGGCCGCGATGAGGCCCTCCGCTTCGTCCTTCGCCTTCTGGCGTCGGGCGTACTCCTCCAGCAGCGCTCGTTCCGAGATGCCCATCGGCTACTTCTTCTGCACTACGCTTGGTGACACCGGGAGGGGCTTCTCGATGTCGAAGCACCTGACGTTCGACATGGGTACCAGCTTGAGGTGCTTGTCGGTGGCGATGGTGATGACGTTCAGGTCCACGTCGAAGTTGATGTCCCGGTGCTGCCCACTGGCCTGCAGGGGCTTGGTTCCGAGGGACGTCACCGTGCCCCCGAAGATGTGAATGGGATTCAGAAACTCCACTTTCTCGACTTTGATTTGCATGCTAACTCCAGGGTACTAGGGGACAGCGTATGGGTCGAAGCGCAGCCTGAGAGATTTGACGAGCGGCTGGCCAGCTCTCGTCTTATGCGTGTAAGCGCGTGCCCGACGGCACAGGCCTGTGGCGATGCCCTGCTTTCGGTAGACACTCTTGACATAAACGTACTGCAGCACATCTCGATGAACTCCAGTGAAGTTTGCCCAGCCCAGAATTTCATCGGGGTACTGTTTGGCGTACACGACATGTGTGAGTCCTTCATCCAGGGCCTTGTCGATGAGGGCCGCCTGTCCGGGGTTGTACACCGCGTAGTCTACCACCTGATTCATGGTGCCCTTCCAGTACGACTCGAACCATGAGGCGGCCACGAAGGCTCTATCCTCGGGGGCCATGAGACGTACTGAGATGAGGGCGTCGCTCATCGGGTATAGTCCCCCGGGTCGTGGGCCTGTTGCGGCCGGCGGGCGCGCTCGAGGTCCTCTCGGAGGTTGCTGTTGTACACGCACACCTCCTGGAATTTTTGATTCAGCTTGTTGACTTCCCGGTCGGCGGCCGCGCGGGCTTCCCTCTCTTGCATGAGCGCCTTATCCCAGCTCAGTATTTTCGTTTCGAGGTCCTCGATTCGCAGCTTCAACTTTTCCCGCACGTGAGCCTCGTCGTGCTCGAGGAATTCGCGCATCTTGTCCGAGGCCATTTCCATGGCCGCGGTCTCGGCCCGGCGCCGGCGGGCCTCGGACACCTCCAGCTCTCCCTTCAGCTGGGCTATCTCCATCACCGCTTTTCCCAACTGCTGGGCCAGCGCGTCGTATGCGTCACTCATCGTCTTCCTCGTCGCTTTCTCGGACTTCCTGTGCTTCGGGTGGGGTAGCGGGTTCGAACTCGGCGTCTTCGACGTGGCCCTCGGCGAGGACTTGCTTGTAGATGAGGGCCTTGAGTTCCGCATCTGAGAGGGCCTTGACGCGAGCCTGGTCGTACGTCTGCTTTTCGGCCGCGATTATCTCCGTCTGGGCCACGGGCTTGCCGAAGAGCATATTGGTGATGTGTACGGCCGCGGCCAGTCTATCGCCGGCGGTTGGCAGCTGCGGGGGGCCCTCGCGCCCGTCGGGCAGCTTGGGTATCCATGCCTTCCCCGCGGCGATGTCCACGATGCTCTGGATGACTTCCTCGGCGTTGTCGCCCCCGGCCATGCGCCGCATTACCTGGCGCCATACCTCCGTCTTCGTGGCGCGTACTACGGTAGCGGGCAGGCGACGAGGGGGGAGGGGCTTGAGCAGCTGCTCGGTCTCGGCGCGTACTTCGGCCGTAGACCGGGACCCCGGCTTCACGGTTTCTGCTTCCTGGGCCTTGATTGCCCGGTCGATTGCACGCGGCCGACCTGCCATGTGCACTACTTAACCGGGGCGGAGAAGTATGTCAACCTCTCCGCCACCGGGAGG